GGGAACATCAACCGTCGCAAGCGCCTTGGGATCTCGCGCCCCAAGTCCGCCAAGTCCGTGAGCGCGAAGTCTTACGCCGCCATGCAGCGCGGCTGGAAGAAGAGCAAGTGATGCCGAAGGTCGGAAACAAGACGTTCCCCTACACCGTCAAGGGCAAGATGGCCGCGAAGGCCGCCGCCAAGAAGATGGGCAAGCCCATGAAGAAGGCGAAGGGCCGCTGATGCCGCTCAGGAGCAAGGCTCAGCAGGGCTACATGTTCGCGAAGCATCCCCGCATCGCGAAGGAGATGGCATCGAAGACCAAGTCGATGAAGTCGCTCCCCGCACGCGCCAAGAAGAAGGCGTCGAGGAAGGGCCGCTGACGTGTTCATCAAGGTCCGCATGACGTGGTTTCCCGTGGATTCCATCGACCAGATCGACGAGATCAACGGTCGCCTGCGGATCTGCCTCTCGTCGGGAGTCAAGATCGACCTTGACCCGATCGAGAGCGAGAAGGTCGAGGAGCAGTTGAAGGCCGCGATGCCCCGCCGCGACCACTTCAAGCCGAAGGACGAGACTGTCCTGTCGGAGGTGAAGAGCCTGCTGGTCAGGATGAACGGGCTGGAAGGCTCCATCGACGCCGTGGACGAGAAGGTCGAGTTCCTGCGCAGGGCGCTCGGGGTTGATGCCCCGCGAACGAAGGTGAGGACGTCGGATGCTTGACTTCTCGAACATCGCCGCGATCCGGGACGAGATCGACCGTGCGGAGTACTTCCGCGACCTGCACATGCAGACCCCCAAGGAACTGCGCGAGTGGTTCTGCGGGCAGGGATACCGCGACGGGTACGGGGCCAACCACCCCGAGAACGCCGTCCACGCCTACGTCAGCATGGTGCTTCCCCGCATCATCCACGACAACCCGAAGGTCCGCGTCACGAGCGCACGCCCGTCCGTCCAGCGCACCGCGTGCGTGGCGATGAAGGCCGCGCTCAACCGCTGGTCGAGGATGACCCGACTGCGCGGGACCATCGAGCGCATCGCCACCGACATGCTGCTCGGGTGGGGCGTGGCGCTGACGGTCAACGAGCCGAAGGGCGCGGAGAGGAAGTGGGACGCCAACGGCCCCTACCTGCCCCGCGTCTACCGCATCGACCCGTCGAGGTTCATCATCGACCCCGCGGCGATGCACTGGGAGGAGGCCCGCTTCATGGGCCACGTCTGGGTGTGCGACAAGGAAGACCTCCTCCGCCGAGCGGAGACGGACGAGACGTGGAACCGCGAGGCGATCGAGGGCCTCGCCACAAACAACGGGGTGGACGAACTGCGGGATTCACGCGACATCCCCGAGCGCCGGGAAATCGCCATCTACGAGATATGGGTCCCGGAGATGGCCGACGCCGCCGCGGAACTCATCGACGAGGCGATGGATCAGGCGCTGTTCAACGGCACGATCTACACGATCGCCAAGTACCAAGGGAGCAGCGAGGCGTGCGTGTGCGAGTTCATCCGGAGGCCCTTGCCCTACTACGGCCCGCAGACGGGTCCCTACACGGTCTTCGGCGCATTCAGCGTTCCCAACGATCCCTACCCGCTGTCCCCGATCGTGGCCTGCCGGGACCAGATCCAGTACTGCAACGACATGGCCCTGAGCCAGCAGGAGAACCAGAAGCGGTACAAGCGGATCCTCGTGGGCGATGCCAAGAACCCGAAGTTCCTTCAGGACGTGGTCAACGCCCCTGACATGTACGTCTTCGCGGAGTCCGGACTCGACGCCCGCAGCCTCCAGCCCGTCGAGGTCGGCGGCTCGACCAACCAGCACATCCAGTCGGTGGAGACGGCCAAGGAGCGGCTCGACCGCGCCCTCGGCATGTCCGACGCCATGCGCGGCAACATCGCCGGGTCCGCGAGCGCCACGGAGGTGGCCGTGGCCGAGTCGGCAAGCACCATGCGGATCGCCCACCTCAAGCGGGCGTTTCAGGACTCCTGCGACACGCTGTTCCGCAACGTCGGCTGGTACATGTTCCACGACTCCCGGATCGTCCTTCCGGTCGGAGGGGAGGATGCCCGTGCCGCGGGGATCGAGGACCCGGTCTTCCAAGGCGGCCTGAAGGTCGGTGAGTGGGAGGACATGCAGGTGGACGTGGACGCCTACAGCATGGAGCGGACCAGCGAGATGCTGTCTCAGAAGCGGGCGATCGAGACGTTTCAGGTGGTCACCACCGCCGCTCAGGCCATGCCCGCCATGCCGTGGGTCAAGTGGCGCGACCTCATGTCGTTCCTCGGTGACGCCCAGAACGTGCCGCAGATGGCGGACTTCATCGACGAGGGGATCCTCCGGCAGGTGCAGGGCGGCGCGGGCGGCGGAGCCGCCCCCGCCTCTGCGGCGGGGGGTGTTCCCTCCGGAGGCGAAAACCCTTCTCCTACTGGTGAGGCCCCGGTCGTCCCTGCCCGTGCGCAGGCCGCGATCGCCGGAGCCGCTGCGAGGATGTGATGCCGACGTACGAGTTCGTGACCGAAGGCGGAATGACGGTCGAGTGCGTGCTGCGCATGAGCGATGCGCCCGCCATCGGTTCCATGTTCCAGCACCCGACGCTCGGCCCTATCCGCCGTGTCGCGAGTTCGGCGCAGGTCAGCCCGAACTTCACCACCAGCACCTATCCCTACGTCAGCAACGCGCTTCCCCGGAACCTTCCGGGCGTCAAGTGCGACCGACAGGGAAAGCCGATCATCCACAGTCGCCGTGAGGAACGCAACGTCGCGTCCCGCCACGGCTACGTCAGGGCAGAGGACTGAACATGGACAGCATCGCTGAACCCATCGTGCAGGCCGACACTCCGTCCAGCGGGGCGGAGGAGCAGGTCAAGCAGGACACCACGCACGCCGACGAAGCCATCGAGGCCAACTCGCCGGATGACGATGACATGGTGCTTGCGAAACTGCTCGGAACGGACGAGGAAGGGGACGGGGAGGCGGACGTCGATTCGTCGGCGGCCCCCTCGACGGTCCCGGATGCGTCTCCCGCCTTCGATCGTGAAGCGGTCGCCAAGGTCCTGAGGAGGGACGGCGTACCCGACGAGGTCATCGCCTCGGCTTCGCCAGAAACGCTCGCCAAGTGGGCGGATTCGGCTGCGAAGCGGCAGAAGGACGTTGACTCGTACGGCGGTCGAATGAAGCAGTTGGAGGAGCAACTGTCGAAGGCCAAGGCCCCGGAGGCCGCTGCGCAGGACAACACGCCTGCCGAAGCGCCCGCCGTGCCGAAGGATCCCTTCGAGCAGATGGCGGATGTCTACGGCGCCGACGTCGTCGAGCCAGTCCGTCAGGCCTTCCAGCAGCAGCAGGCACGCTTGCAGGAGCAAGTGCTGCTTGCGCAGGTCCGTGCAGCCGACATGGCGATGCGCGTCCAGTACGGGGCCAAGTCCCCGTCCTTCGACGACATCACCGCGAAGATGTCGGAACTCGGGGCTGCGAAGCCGGGTGGGTATGCGTCGGTCGATGAACTCGCCGCCGCCGCCTATCAGGCCATCGTTGGATCGAAGCCGTCCGCGCCGCCGAACGTGCGTGCCAGCCAGCCGACCGCCCCGAAGGGCGGGCCTGCCCCGGTGAAGCCGCCGCCGCGCGACGAGGACGACGAGATCCTTGACCAGATCATGTCGGGCGGCGGCAATCGCCTCCGCACCGCAACCAGAAAGTAAGGAGGAGGCAACATGCCTTCGATCACCCAGTTCAATGACTTCATGGCCTCGACCGGGCCTGCATACCTGAAGTCCGCCGATGCCGTCATCAACGAGGCCGTCAAGAACAACTACGTCCTGTCCCGTCTCCTCAAGGAGAAGGCAAGCGAGACGCTGGTTCAGGGCGGCACGTCCATCAAGGACGTCATCGTCTTCGACGACGCCTCGACCTACCAGAAGTACCAGCCGAACGACACGTTCACTTGGACGAACCCGCAGGTCACCGACACGCTGTCGGCCCCGTGGCGCTTCAGCATGGACTACATGTCGTGGACCGATCAGGAGGTCGAACTCAACGACGGCGATGCCAAGGTCATGTACAAGCGACTCAAGCGCATCAAGGAAATGCGCATGTGGACGTCCATGCTGAACGGCATGGAGAACGACCTGTGGGCGCCTTCGCAGGGCAACTACTCCAACATGGAGACGGGCGGCAAGGAGCCTTACGGCCTGCCCGCGTTCATCACGGAGGACATCGGCGCGGTCACCACGTTCGGTGAGCGCGGCGGTCGCCCGATCGGCTGGACGAACGTGCTCGGCATCGACCCCGACACCGATGGTCGCTGGTCGAACCAGATTTCGTTCTACGACCGTGCGCTTGCCGCGAACGATGCCGCCGTCTCCAAGACGTACAGCAACTTCAACAGCGGCACCCGTCAGGTCGGTGGCCTGTTCCATGCTTTCGACGAGATGTACCTGAAGGTGCAGTTCAAGGCTCCCCTGACGCAGCGTCAGTACTTCGAGGAGACGAACTTCAGCCGCCAGATGATCCTCTGCTCGCGTCTTGGCCTCAACCAGTACAAGCGCGCCCTGCGGTTCTCCAACGACATGCTCGTCAGCCCGCAGGACGGCGCCTACAACACCCCGACGTTCTCCGGCATCCCGCTGGAGTACTGCGCGAACCTCGACGAGGCGGCGATCTACCCGCTTGCGACGGGAACCGTGACCGACGACAAGAGTGGACGTGACGGAGCCACCCTCTCGACCACCGCTGGTGGCACGGAGACTGGCACCAACACGATCGACAAGGGTGCTCGCTACTGGTTCGTCAACGGCCAGTACCTCACCCCGATCTTCCACTCGACGCGCTACATGAAGAAGCACGACGTGATGCGTCACCCGAACCAGCCGTTCACTTGGGTGCAGCCCGTCGATTGCTGGTGGAACCTGTTCTGCAACAGCCGCCAGCGTCACGGCATCATCGCTCCCGTCAAGACGACCTGATGAAGCAACGGGGGCGGGATTCGTCCCGCCCCCTCACTCACACAAGAAGGAAGGACACACAGAATGATCTTTGCATCCAATCACGGGCCGCTCGGCATCGTCCCCGCGCCCATCAACGTCAAGGCGATCGTGCGTGGCTCGACCGTCGCGGTCGGTGACGTTGTCGTCACCTCTGCCATTCACACCTCCGCGACGTTTGACCCGGCAGCCAACGGTGATTCGCTCTACATTTTCAACAACGTCCGCGTCATCGACGGAAACGAAGCACGCAACAACGGTTTCGTCGGCGTCGTGACCAGCCTGCTCGGCACCGATGGATCTGCTGGCAACAGCGTTGCCATCCAGTTCGGCGGCATCGTGACCGCGAAGGTCACCGCTTCCGCCGCGCTCGATCCCGGCGCCCTGCTCGGCGCTGCCGATGCTGGTGCCGCCCTCACCGACACTGGCGGAACGATGTCAAGCACCGTTCCGTGCGCGATCCTCTGCGAAACCGTCAGCGGATCCGGCACGGCGCAGCGCCGTGTCTTCATCCCGCTCCAGTACTGGTTCCCGGCTGCTGTCTGATAGCACAACTATTCACCACTTGGCGGGGAAACCCGCCAAGTGGAATTACCCATGCTCACCTACGGCGATCTCAAGAACCACGTCCTGCTTGCCATCGGCGGTCGCCCGTCCACGGCAAGCGGGCAGACCGTGGCCGAACGGCAGGCTGAGATCGTCAACACGGCTGGCGAACACCTGTTCACCCACCCGTGGAAGTTCCGCGAGGCGACCACGACGGTCAGCACCGTGGTCAGCCAGTCGTATGTCGCGCTGCCTTCTGACTTCGCGGAACTGACGCAGGTGTGGAAGCAGGACCAGCCCCTCTGGATCCAGTCCCCGGAGGAGGTCGAGACTGCCCGACAGACCAACTTCCCCGACCTGACGTGGCGTGCCTACGTCAAGACTGTGCTTCCGACCACGCTTGCCCCGACGCAGTCGTATCGGCTGGAACTGTACCCGACCCCCACCAGCGTCGAGTCGCTGAAGGTTCTGTACCGCACCGGGTGGTCGTCCGTCACCAGCAGCACCGCGACTTCGGAGGTCATCTCGATTCCGAAGCACGTCGAGGCCACGCTGATCGCCTATGTCCGCGCCGTCGCTGAGGCATACGAGGACGGCCAGCAGTCGCAGCGGTTCGCGGAGATCGAGGCTGGACCAATCTTCGGGGCCGCGAAGCAGAAGGATGGCATGGTGCAGAGCCACTTCGGGCAGGTCCAGCCCAACCTGTGGCGAACGTCAACCCGCAATGGCCCCGGTTTCGTGATCCTGAACCCGGTGCAGAACCCGTCTTGAGGAACCAACGATGAGCCTTCTCGGTCTGAACCCAACGATCACCGCCACGCGCACGCTGTCTGCGCCTCTCAATGTCGGTTTCGCGACCAACATCACGCTTCCGACCTCCGC